GTAACAGGCTCGCTCCATTTCACCAATACGGAAGCCTCAAGGGCAGGTTGCCTCAACGTGAGATCGTCTTTGAGCCTGCCGGGTTTGCTGACCTCATGGCTAGGCGCATTAGGGCGCACATCATGCCGAACACATTCTCGGCCGACCTTAGGGCGTTATTCCCATGATGTCCGGACCGTGGTCAGCAAAGGAGTATGTGTCCTACTACCTTCAGGAAGACTTGCCAAAACGCATCATCGGATACAGGAACCTGTGGCAACTTGACTCAGAACGCCTACCCGTTCCTGAGAAGTATTTCTCGTATGAGCCGCCAGCTCTTGACCATTGGCCCATGCTGATTACGGTCGCCCTCTCAACTCCGTCCATGACTAGGTCGGATTACACCGACGGAATGAACCCCGTCTATCGAGTTGCCTACAACATGAGGACATACATCTGGGTCAGGCAGTCCCACGCCGAACTCGCTACAGAGAGCAGGGACAGGTTGACTACCGTCATCCGTTCTGCGCTCCTGGATAGGCAGTCCCTTTCGTCGCTTGACGACGAGAATCATGAACTCCTCATTGACGAAACCTCAATGCGGGAAGAGTTCTCGGACATCACCTATGTCAAGGGTGATCGAGCCGTTGCCGGCTCGTTCATTGCTTATACATTGTCGCTAGACGAGGCCATAACGAGGCCCAACCTGTTTACGCCAACGGCAACAGAAATAGACCCGACCGATGGCTCCGCAAACGGCACAATCACCGATATTTCCGGCGAGTACGGGGTGTTGTCCCCGGACGAAGGTTGATTGGGTTAGGATTCGCACGTGGCAAAGGTCTTGATCTTCAACATGACGCAAAAAGCCGTCGTCATCTCGTCCAGTGGGGCGATCGTAAAGGCTCGTTCAACCGCTGAGGCCGACTCGTCCGATCCCGTCTTGACATCTGCTATAAATAGTGGTCGTGTGG